GGAGATACATAATGGCAAAAGATTATCTACAACTATCATTAGCTTATTTTAATACAGATAAAGGTCAATGGTATAAATGGAAAAAAGATTATACTGGTAGTGAAAGAATGGCATATGCTAACTTAGAACTTGCAAATGATTCAGCTACAATGCCAAGTGAAGCAGATGTTAATGCAAAAATACAAGAAATTAAAGACGCAGAAACACAAAAAGCAACTGATAAAACAAATGGCACAAACAAATTAAAAGCATTAGGACTAACTGATGCAGAAATTAAAGCATTAACACAAAAATATTAGAGGTAACTAATGGGATTAGAAACAGGAACATATATAGATAGTCTTAATACCTCAAATCCAGGGGCAACTGATTCTGTTGCTCAGGGTGATGACCATATAAGACTAATTAAATCAACAATAAAAAATACATTCCCCAATATAACAGGGGCAATGTCAGCAACACATACAGAATTAAATTTACTTGATGGTTGTACTGCCAACACTACAGAACTTAATTATGTAGATATAGCAACACTAGGTACAGCAGAAGCATCAAAAGCTTTAACTGTAGATGCGAGTAAAGATGTAACAGGTATTAGAAATATTACTGCTACAGGTGCATTGTCAGTTGGTTCAGGAACAGTAGGTGGCAATGCAATAGCTACATTAAACATGTTATATCCTGTAGGAAGTGTTTACATAAATGCAAGTGACTTAACGAACCCTGCAACATTATTAGGTTTTGGTACATGGGTATCTCTTGGAACAGGTCGTACTCTTGTGGGCTATAGCCCTACTGATAGTGATTTTGATACACTAGAAGAAACAGGTGGTGCTAAAACACACACATTAAGTATTTCTGAAATGCCATCACATACCCATGAGTCTGATTTTTTTGCAAGTGGAAGTGGGGAATCAGGTCTAAATTTTGCAGGTAATTATGCAGCAGCTACTAGAACAACAAGTTCTACTGGTAGTGGTTCTGCCCACAATAACTTACAACCATATATCGTTGTTAAAATGTGGAAAAGGACTGCCTAATGCCTACATTTGTAGCACCTGCTCCAAAGGGCATGATAAAAGATACAAACGATACTGTACTCCCACCTGAGTTTTATTCACATGCAAGTAACATAAGATTTACTGATAATGCAGGAAAGAAAATCAAAGGACATGATGCAGTATTTGGAACACCTACGGTAGCACCATACTTTGTATTGAACTGGTCTAATAATACAGCATCATATTGGTTCTATGCAGGTACAGCTAAGATTTACAGAACTGATGGAACTAATCATGTAGACGTTACAAGGTCATCAGGTGGCGATTATTCTACTAATCTAGCTACATTAGGCAACTGGACAGGAACTGTATATAATGGTCTTCCTATTCTTTGTAATGGCGTAGATGACCCACAAGCATTAGCAACAACAGGTGCTAGTAATTTTGTTGATTTACCTAATTGGCCAACAAGTACAACTTGTAAAACTATAAAAGCATTTGGTAATTATTTAATGGCTCTAGGTCTTACAGAAAGTGGCACAGAGTTCCCTAACAAAGTAAGATGGGGAGATGCAGCAGAAAACTTTAGTTACCCCTCTACATGGACAGCAGCTAGTACCAATGACGCAGGGGAAGTAACCATAGGGGATGAATCAGATTTTATTGTTGATGGTCTAGCACTTAAACAATCATTTGTAATATACAAAGAAAATTCTACATGGTTAGCTAACTATATTGGTGGTAATCTAGTATTTAGTTTCCAGAAACTTTATAACGATACAGGTGTATTGACTAGAAACTGTATAGCTGAGTTTGATGGTAGACATTTTGTAGTTACTCAAGGGGATTTAGTGGTACATGATGGGGTAAGAAAACAATCTGTAGCTACTGACTTAGTTAAAAAAGAATTATTTGATAACATAAATGATGCATATTATAATCTCACTTTTGTTGCACACAATGTACAGCAAACAGAGATGTGGGTATGCTATCCTGGTATAGGGTCGCAGTATTGTAATAAAGCATTAATTTATAACTATGTTAATAACTCATTTACTTTTCGTGATTTGCCTGATATTTATCACATTGGTAATGGAGTTGTAGACCCTGGTTCTACATCCATAACTTGGAATACACAGACAGCTACATGGACAACTTATGATGGAATATGGGGAGAAAGAACCTATAATCCTACAGAAAGAAGTATATTGATGGCAGGTGTTGCAGATACTAAATTGTATCGTGGTGATTTTGGCAGACAGTTTGATGGCGAAAACTACATATCTACACTAGAAAGAAAAGGATTAACCTTAGATGGTAATACGAATACTGTTAAACAAGTAAGAAAACTAACACCTAAAGTAGGTGGTTCAGGTGTTGTCGTTGTATCAGTTGGAAGTTCTATGTCACCTAATGGCACATATACTTATACAGCAGGACAAAACTTTGACCCAACACTTAATAACAAAGTGGATTGTAGGTCAACAGGTAAATACATCGCAGTAAGATTTCAACACACAGATAACAGTCCATTTGAACTTAATGGCTATGATTTAGAGTATGAAGTTATAGGGGAAAGATAATGGCACAAGCTCCTAAGTATGTACCTAATCCTGTACCTGCTAACTCAGAAGATTTACCTAGATATATCTTTGAAGAACTTACTAAACTACAAGGGGCATTACAAGAAAACCCTATAGCATTTATAGAAGAAAAGAATGTTGCACCTAGCAGAGTAAAGCAAGGCGATATTGCTTATGCTGATGGTACTAACTGGAATCCAGGACAAGGTGAAAACCTATATTACTATGATGGTACTGTATGGAGAGCATTTGCAGGTGGCAGTGGTGCAGGAGATTTTGGTTTCTTTTCATCAACAGTAGACCAATCACCAACATTAGCAGATACAGCTTATGGAATTACTTGGAATACTACAGGAGATAAACAAGGTATAACTGTAGATGGCACAGATACAACTAAATTAAATTTTACTCATACAGGCAAATACTATATTAGTTTTCATGCTTCACTAACAGCTGATAGTGCTAGTACAAAAACTGTATATTTTTTTCCAAAGATAAATGGAGCTACATCAGCAGCGTCTACAATTATTAGTACACTACATGAGAATGGGCAGAAGAAAGTTGTATCAAGAAATGGAATATTTAGCATAACAGCAGGACAATATTTACAAGCAATGTGGGCATCAGATGACACAGATGTTACTTTAAAAAATACTGCAGCTACATCATTTGCTCCATCAACACCATCTGTTACACTCAGTATTATACAAGTAAGTCAATAGGAGAAAGCGATGATTTATGTATCTGGTATACCATCAAGATATATTGATGATGTTTGGGAAGACTGTAAAAAATATGTAGAAATGGGTATTAATAAAGCTCAAGAAGAAATGAATACGCATGATATTTACTTCTTTTTAAAAGATGCAGAAATGCAACTTTGGGTTGTTTTTGATGAGGAAAATGGAAAAGAAATTAAAGCTGTAGTTACTACACAAATTATAAACTATCCACAAAAAAAGGTCTGTCGTATTGTTACACTAGGTGGGCAAGGAATGGATGAATGGGTAGAGCAAACACTAGAAATACTGGAAGAATGGTCAATAGAACAAGACTGTGATGCTATGGAAACAGTATGCAGAAAAGGATTCGTTAAAAAATTAAAAAACTTTGGTTATGAACAAACATACACCATAGTCGGAAAAGAACTCACAACCATACATTAGGAGAATATTATGAGTAAAGGTGGAGGGGGAGGCACAACCCAAACACAAAAATCAGAGCCATGGGCAGGTCAAGCACCTTACCTAACTAATTTATATGAACAAGCACAAAATTTATATGAACAAGGGCCGCAACAGTTCTATCCAGGCAGAACTTATGCTGAAGCTAGTCCTACAGTTTATCAAGCTGAAAATTTACAAAGACAAGCAGCATTAGCTCAAGCAGGATTAGGATATGGTTCTATTGTTCCAGGATTTCAACAAGCATTAATGAGTCCTGCACAAAGGTTTCAAGACCCAATGCTACAAGAAACATTAGCAGCAAATCTTAGACCTATAGAAGAGAGTGGTTCAAGGTTATTACAACAAGCAAGACGTGGTGCTACTGGGGCAGGTCAATTAGGTGGCACAAGACAAGCAATACTAGAATCAGAAGTAATAAAAGATATTACTCAGAAACAAGCAGATGTTGCATCAAGAATGTATGGTGATGTGTATTGTGATATAGTTAAATCACAAGCTGCAACATTAGGTCTTGCTCCTAGTATTATGCAAACATTTGCTCAACCCGCAGCAACACTATCTCAAGTAGGTGTAGCAGAAACAGCAAGAGCACAACAACCTATAACAGAAGCTATGCAACGATTTGCATTTGAACAAGCAGCTCCAAGCCAAGCATTAAGTCAATATGGAAATATTGTAGCAGGTACTATTTTACCAGGCACAGTTACAGCTACTGGTGGAGGTGGTGGAGGACCATCAGCTTTACAAGCTGGGCTAGGTGGTGCAGCAACAGGTTACTCTATGGCAGGGCTTCCAGGAGCAGCAGTAGGTGGAATTTTAGGGCTATTAAGCTAGGAGAATTATTATGTCAAATCAATACCAAATAGGCTCTTTAGATGTTTTAGGGCCATTAGCTCCATATTTTAGAGGAGGTCTATTAAATAACAGTCAAATACAGCCAATGGGACCAGCAAGAACAACAGTTACTGATATACAAAAAATGTATGCAGATAAACCTTTTGTTCCAGGAAGCGTAACAGGAATACCAGCTCCAACATTAAGTCAAGATGTTTTACGACAAGGCGTAGGTGGGGCATATAATTTAGAAACAGGAGAAATGAAACCTACAGGTTTGTTGGGAATGTTTTCAGATATTAGTGATTCTTTTTCTAATATGTCGGCAGATGAAACTACAAATTTATTGCAAGGTTTATCAGGGCTTTTGAGCCAAACAGCTCCAGCACAACAAGAACTGCAAAGAATAAGCATACCATCTGCAACAGCTGGATTAAGATTACCTGAAGTAGATTTAATGCAATACTACAAAGGTTTATTGTAGGAGATATAGATGGCAATAATAGGACTAGACGGGAGACCAATAGAAGAAACAGTTGCTGAGCAAGAAGAAAGGAAAAATCGTAAAAATACTGGTGCTCAACAAACGCAACAACAAAAACAAGCTCAAAATAGATTAGAAAGAGAAAAAACAGAAAAAGCTCAAGCTAAATATAGAGCAGAACAAAATCTAGCTAGAAAAAATTTAATACAAAAACTTCCTGGATTAGCTGGAAGAGGTTTGTTAGGAGTAGGAAGACTAGCTTTAGGCCCTTATGGTTTGTTAGCAGGTGGTGCTTATTATGGAGCAAAAGCATTAGGAGCTTTTGATGATGAAGTACAACCAGCTCCAGCAGTAACAGCTGCACCTGTTGGTGTTCAAGAACAACAAGAACCATCGGTAAGATTTGGTCAAGTTGTATCTCCCACAACTTCTGCAACAAGCAAAGAGGTATTAAATGCTGCTTTATTAAGAGCAGGCCTTTCTTTATTACAAGGCGGTACAGCAAGAGAAGCATTAACATCAGCTGCAACTGTATCAGAAGGAAGAACTAAATTTAAAACTGGAGCAGAAGCATTAGCAGAAGGGCAGAAAAACTTAGGACAAACTGCAACAATATATGTATCACAAAATAAAGATGGTACATATGGTTATAGTGGTAGAACAGATTCTACGGCAGATGCCTTAGCTCAAATGTTTGGTGGGCAACAAGTGCAAGCAGTTCCTAAAGGAAAAATAACTAAAGAACAAAGAGATGCTCTAGCAGTTATAATTAGACAACAACAACCAAATGCTACAGAACAAGATATAGCAGACACATTATCAGACAAAGGATATATATATCCATAGGAGAATAAATGGCAGTTTTAGATATTAAATTACCTGGCGACATAGATTTAGATACATCTGTAAACCCTAATTCTTTACTACAAGAAGAAGGAGCTAGTAAACCATCTCCAGCTGGCGATGTAGGTCTAGGTAAAATGGCACAAGCATTAGCAGCAGAAGTAGCTATTGCTGAAGGCGGAAGGACAGCTGCTGCATTTACAGGACCTATAGGATATATAATTGGTTCACTAGGTTCAGGAGCAGCAGGTTCATATGCGGCACAAAGAATTACAAACCCTGATGACATATCAGAAGGAAGATTAATAGCTGATGCATTTATAAATTTAATACCAGGATTAAAAGCAGCTAAAGGTGCTGGTGTAATGAATAGTGCTTTAAAACAAGGTGCTGTTGGTGCAGGTATTGGTGCTGGAGGAATAACAGCAGAGACAGCTATAGACGAAGGAAGAATGCCTACTATAGATGAATTAACTACTGCTGGATTAACAGGCGGTGCATTAGGTGGAGCTTTAGGATTAACAGGAGCTGGTATATCTTCTTTACTTACCAAATATGGTGGTAGCCCAGCAGAACTAATGTCTAAAGTTATAAGGGAAAACTCTGACCCTGACTTGTCTAAAATGTATAAAACTCTAAAAAACCTAGGCGATGAAGACGAAACTATATTCCAACAAATAGGTAAAGATAAACTTACAAACGCTAGAGAATTACTTAGTGATGATGCAATAAGAGCAAGAAGACTACAAGAAGAGTCAGCTGGCGGACAATACACAGACGAAAAAGGTGTATTAAAATTAAGAGAATATGAAAATCCTAATAAAAACGAAGATATTATATCTGCAGACCAGCAAGACTATTATGCTAAAAGAAGATTACAAGAAGCTAAAATAACAAATAACTTAAAAGTTTTATCAGAAGAAAGCAAGATAATTGATGATGAGCTAACAGAGGCAGCAACTAGATTTTCTACGCCATCCAATGCAATCACACCAAAACAATTAAGCAAAGACTTAGATAATTATTTACATGCTAAGTACGCTTTAGACTATAACAAGTTAAGAGGTGAAGGTCAGTCAGGGATGTCAACTGATGCTGCAAAACAATACATAAAAGATTTTGAATCTAGAGGGTTAAATAATTATTTAAAAAATTCTATAGACACTTTAAGAGAACAAGTAGCAAGAACAAATAAATTAGCTGTAGATAGTGGTTTATTATCTACAGACAAATTAAAAGAGTTTAGAAAAGTATATGGTGAAAACTATGTACCCTTAACAAGACAGCTAGATAAAGATACACAGCTTATGTCTGATAATCCATATGAAGTAAAAGTATCAGGTATTTATGATGATATTGGTAGTGATTTAGAAGTTAAATCTATAAGAGAGAACATAACAGAAAACTTAGCTAACATTGCAAGAAAAGCAGAACTCAATAAAACCAACACAGCTTTTGCTGACTTGGTGGATAACCCAGCAAACAAAGAAGCTGCATCAGGAATACTAAAACAATTAAATGGTAAAAATTATGCAAAAGGAAGAGGAAATAGGGATACCACATTAAACTTCTTTAGAAATGGGGAGCAATACCATATGGATTTTGTTGACCCTCAACTTGCTAAAGTATTTAAAGGAACAGCACAAAAGGAAATGAGTGCTATTACTAAAGGTATTTATAATCTGTCCTCTTCAATGAACAGATACCTAGGTAGTATTTATACAAGGTTAAACCCTGATTTTGTCATACCTAACTTGTTTAGAGATAGAACAGAAGCGTTAGTTAACAATGCTGTAAGACTTGGTACAAAACCAGGATTACAAACAATTAACCCTACAAAAGCATTAAGCGAAGACATGGGTATTATTAGAAAGAAACTAAATAAAGTTCCAGCAGAAACCGCAAAGGATAGAGAATTATATAGGTATTATGATGAATTTGTAGAAGATGGAGGTAATGTTGGTGGCCTTGGATTAACAACAAGAGAAGACATCATAAATACTATAAAAAAATTACCTGATAATTTAGATGCGGGTACAGGAAGAAAAACAGTATCTGCTATAGAAGATTGGGTTAACAAAGTTAATACAATGTTTGAAGATGGCACAAGATTCGCTACTTATAAACTAGCTAGACAATCAGGAAAATCAAGACAAGCTGCAGCTATAGCAGCAAGAGACTCATCATTTGACCCAACATTAGGCGGTACAGAAAAAGGATGGTTAAGAGCAACATATCTATTTGCTAACCCAGCATTACAAGCTAGTAAAGTATTTCTTAAAAACTTGTGGAAAAAACCAAAACTAGCTGCAACTTTTTTTGGAACGATGATGGGTTTAAAAATGTCCATAGATAAATGGAACTCATCTGTTGACCCTGACTGGGAAGAAAAATTAAGAACTACATCAGGTAGTGATTATATTAAAAATAAAAGTTTAGTATTTCTAACAGGCACAAAAGACGATGGTAGTCCTAGTTATATATCTGTTCCAATAGGTTATTCTATGGTTCCTTTTGCTGTAACAGCAGACTATATGCAGAAGGCATTAAGAGGAAAGGTTAGTCAAGAAGAGGTCGGTAAAGCATCATCTGAAATAATTAAACAAATTAAAGACAGCTATAACCCAACAGGTGGTAGTTTAATACCTACAATAGCTAGACCTTATTTTGAGTTACAAAATAACAAAGATGGATTAGGTAGAACAATAAGGCCTGAGTGGATGGAAACAAGACCTATGGCTGCTAAAGAAAGAATGTATTCGTATACAATGGATACATATGGTGGAGAGATGGCATACTCTATGGCTGAAACTGCAGAAGCGTTAGGACTAGAAACATCACCTGAAAACATAAAACACTTATATCAAATGTTTACAGGAGGTATCGGTGGAACAGTAGGTAGAGTTGTTAATGTAGCATCTGATGCTTATAACAAAGGATGGGAAGGAGTAAAAGCAAAAGACATTCCTGTAGCTAGAAGATTTTTTGGTTCAGGTTACAAGCAAAAGTTTGAAGACAGAGCGGGCTACCAATCTGAAATAGAAGAGTTCACAAGAATAGATAATACCGAAAGAGCAAAAGACGGAAGAATAGCTTCTGATATCTTTAGACAAATAAGAGATGCAAATGAAGCTAACAAACCTGAGCAAGCTTTGGATGTACTTCAAGAATCAATAGAACTTGGCCAATTAACACCAAGCGTACAAAGAAGATTAAAAACTAAGTTTGATAACTATAAAAAAGGTTTAACTCAAACAGACGCAAGGGTAAAACAACTTACTGTAAAAGTAAGAGCAAAATATTTATTAGACCAAATGAAAACAAAATCATTACCTGAGTTACAAGAATATGTAGCTGACCAAATGAGAAAGGGTGTATTAACTAAAAATGTTCTTACAGAATTATCAGGCCTAGAAGAGTTTAAAAACTTAACGCTAAGGAAAGTAGAATGATACCTTTTGAAGTCATAACAATGCTTGGCTCTAGTTTATTTACTGGGCTATTATCTATATGGTCACAGAAATCTAAAGACGCAGCAGACCAACAAAAGTATCTTATGCAAAGAGCAGAGATAAATCGTGCATCAGTAGAAGATGCAAGAAAAGATAACAGTCAATATCAATCTACAACAAGAAGATGGATGGCATTATTAGCTGTGTTTTTTATTATCTGTTTACCTAAACTAGCAGTATTCTTAGACCCATCAGTACAAGTACATCTTATGTATCTTGAACAAGTTAAAGAGGGTTGGTGGATATTCGGCAGTATAGAAGAAGTAACAACATTTCAAGGAATATCAGGTGTAGTTGTTACTACAGCAGACACACATTTTTTAGCAGCGATATCAGGATTCTATTTCGGTTCTGCTGCAACAAGGAGATAACATGGTAGCTAAAAGATATCAAAGCAAAACTGGTGGATTAAACGAAGCAGGAAGAAAACATTTTAAACGTACTACAGGCGCTAATCTTAAAAGACCTGTAACAGGTAAAGTTAAACCAGGTTCTAAAGCTGCAGGAAGAAGAAAAAGTTTTTGTGCAAGAATGGGAGGAGTTAAAGGCCCTATGAAAGATAGTAAGGGTAGACCAACAAGGAAAGCGTTAGCGTTAAGGAAATGGAAATGTTAATGAACAGATTTTATTTAGCTTTAATTTTACTCATTATAATTATACTAGGTTATACAATAGAAGACGCAGTATCAGATGTTACATCGAATGGTGCAACAACTAATACTCAGAGTAACACTAGTGGCAGTAACACAACAATTACTGGTGGTTACTCACAAGAAACAACCAACTCATATTCAGGTGGTCAAACCAATACCACAACCAATACAACTAGTAACAGTACTAATCAAGAGACTGCTGTTAATTCTGCAACAGCACCATCAATGTCAGTATATGGTCAAGACAGTTGTGTAATACCCCTTTCTATTGGCATGACTGTTATTGGCTTTAGCACATCTATGGGTACTTATTATCACGATATGGAATGTGAACGCAGAAAGAAAGCTAAACTACTTAATGGTTTAGGCATGAAAGTTGCAGCAATATCATTAATGTGCCAAGACAAAACTGTATGGAAATCTATGATGGATGCAGGTACACCATGTCCTATAGATGGATTAATCGGTGAACAAGCTAAACAAAGATGGGATGAACTAGGTAATGAAAAAGTTTTTGATTCTGTTAATGCTACCTCTAGTAGTAAACGCAGACACTTCAGCAAATTTAATTACTAATCCAGGTTTCGATAATGGAACTACAGGTTGGACGTTAACTGGCGATGCACAAAGAATAGGTGATTGTTGTCCAGGTGGACATGACGTAGAGTTTGGAGACTATGGGAGCATAGAACAGAACTTTAATTTATATTCAGATACGATTACACAACCCATGCTTAACAATGGGATTACACTTAACTCTACTGTTGAAGTTCAAAATGGAGAAGGTGGCGTAGGTGGTTGGAGAAGTGGGGCTACTGATACCTTTACGATAAGACTACAAATTAAAGATGATAGTGGTAACGTGTTAGCTACAACGACACAGGAGAGAACAGATGTTACAGGAATTAATGGCGAAAATTTCACAGATAGTTTATCGTATACAGGGATTAATTCTAACATTGGAAATATTTTTATTAGTGGCTCTGATGGCGATGCTCCTGCTAATCTTGGTGGTCCTAACGTAGATAACATATCAGTCACTATGACTTATGACCCTATAGTTTTATCATTAGAACAAACACAACACATAAGTTCTGTAGCTGAAGTTGTAGAAGAAATATATATAGAAGAATTTGTTTACGAAGAACCTGTTATTGAAGAAGTGGTATTTGAAGAACCAGTTGTAGAGATAATAGAAGAACCTATTTTTATAGAAGAAGAATTTTTAGAGGAGACTATTGTATTAGCTCCTGCTATGATAGAACCTGAGATAGTAGAAGAAGTTATAGAAGAACCTGCTATCGAAGAAGTATTTGAAGAAATAGTTGAAGCGCCTGTGGAGGAAGTAAATGAAACAGAAGTTGTCGAAGAAACAGAAAGAGATACAGACACTAATGAAAGTAACGGAGATATTGTCGCAGAAGAAAGAGAAGTCGATAACGAGAGTGGGAGTCTTGAAACCGAACTAACAATAGAAGAAATATCCATTAAAGTAGCAGACAAAATTAAAACAATAGATGGTCAGCTCAAAGCAACACAAATGATAGTAGCTAAAGTCATGGCTAAAGATAATAAAATATCTTCTTACTCAAAAGTAAACACAGATATATTTATACAACCTGAATTACAAAGTATTGATATAGGTACATACACTAATAGTAACTATGTTGATATTAGAAACATTTACCCAAATCAAACTTACGAGGACAGACTATGGACATCAAGACAATAGCAGGAATACTAGGACTAGTTATTACATTAGGTGGTTTGTTTGTTCAAGTTGGGCAGATTTTAAATAGACTAGAGGTGGTTGAAGCTAGGTCAGTGCCTAATATCGCCCCACTAGAAAAAGAATTATCAATACTTAGAACAGAATTAGAGGGCTTAAAAGCTAGAAATAGTAATCCTTTAATGCGATGATAAAGATAATTAAGTTCTTATTAAGTAAGGTAAGAACGAAATATCTAAGACCTGAACTATCAGTCTTAGAGTTTATACTTATATTGGTTATGTCATATTACATCACTAGATGGCTATATGCTTAGACTAATAGGAGATAACTATGAGTGCAAATATACCTTATACAAAAAGGGAAATGCAAATCATCAAAGCAATCCATGCGATAGACCCAGGGGCAGAAATCAGCATAAAGTCAAGAATCAATAATAGACTTGATTATAAATATGGTGGTATAGTGTTCTTAAATTGCGATGCAATAACTTGGGATGAAGTTATGGACAAGATTGATGAAGAAGAAAGAAGACCTTATTAATCGACCAAGTCATTATACTAAAGGTATAGAGACAATCGAATACATCAGGTCCTGGGATATGGATTATGTTCGTGGGAACATCGTAAAATACGTTACTCGATTCCCTTACAAAGGCACACCTATACAAGACTTAGAGAAAGCTAAGTGGTATCTCGAATATTTAATTACACAGGAAAAAAACAAATGACCATACATAACAATGGTGGCAATCTTAGTAGGGTTGGCATCATACAAAGAGATGATGATGGCAATGCTTTGCGTTGTCCTCATTGTAAGTCTGAGCATTTAATTAAGAATGGACATGATGGTACTGAAAAAAAAGTAAAGAGATGGAAATGTAAAGCTTGTGGTAAGAAAACAAGTCATCCAGAAGTAATGAAAAATTACGAACTAGAAGAAGTTGAGAATCTTGATTGGTCTACAGAAGAACTAATCAACGCAAGAACAGAAGTATTTAAAAGAAAAGAAGCAAGAGAAAAGTCTGAAAAGTTTATTAACATAAAGATTAACGACAAGAAACCTATCGGATTATATATTCAAGGCGACCCTCATGTAGATGATGATGGGTGTGATTGGGTATCTCTTAGAAAACACATAGATATAGTCAATGCTACTGATGGTATGTATGCTTGTTCTGTTGGAGATTTATCTAACAACTGGGCTAGGCGTGGTAAGTTAGCAGGATTGTGGGCAGACCAAACCACTAATGGCGAACAACAATGGCAGTTAGTAGAGTGGCTAGTAGAAGCTACACCTTATATATTTATAGTAGCAGGAAACCACGATATGTGGGCTATGGAGGGCGACCCGATTAACTGGATGTGCAAACCCCTAAAGACTGTATACTCTAATCATAACGCAAGACTTAAAATTAAATTACCAAAACACGAAATTAAAGTGAACTGTTCTCATAACTTTAGAGGACACTCAATGTACAATACAGCTCATGGTATTGTTAAACACGCATTGTTCAATGCA